AATTAATTTTCTTTTTTCTTCAGTACTCATTCTTTCTCCTTCCACTTCTCTACGATTTGTTCGTCTGTAGAATTATCAATGTAAAAAATCCAGTCGCCTATCGTTATGTAGACTGATTCGTCTGATCGTTGATCTATTTCCATTTTCTTTCTCCTATGTCTCTAAGTACAATGGTGTATATACCCCCATGTAGGATCCTGCAACATTAAAATCAAAAAACTCGCTCGCCTCGTCATAGGTCATCGCGTCCCGCTCCATCAGAATGGCCAAAATTTTCTCTGTGGTATAGACCACACGGGTTCGCTCGCCGTCCCATACGACGCCGGCAATGGCCTCATCATAGCCATCGGCGAACATCATGTCGGGTTCGTCGTCGGCGTAGAGATCTATAATGTCCTTGCGGTTCATGGGCGGTACTGTATTCTATTTTGATGGTTATCGCAACACGGAACATGGACAAAGTGTCGCATTGGCGGTTTTCCGCCATTCTTAATTTCATATAGAGTTTTCAAACGTAAATAAAAATATAAAACATAAAAATATCTCAAATATGACGTAACCACGTAACTTTAGCTTCAACCTCTTGAAATATAACAATAATACCGTTACATATAGAGTTACTTATAACAATTCAGTTACGTAACCTATATGAGGTTTTTGAATGGAAATTGATAAATTTTATATATATTTACTTTTAAAATATATATATAAAATTAAAAAGGTGTGTTATAATGAAAAAGATATGGGAAATGTAAATAAAATAACACCGAAACAAAGGGCTTTTATTCATCTATTTGTTAAGTCCAATGGTCGCATGACACCGACTGATTGTGCCAAAGAAGCGGGATATTCGGAGAAATCAGCGACAAATATTGCCTGCAACTTAAGGAGTCCGAAAATGTTTCCTTTGGTTGTTGAAGCAATTGAAAATTTGCAAAAGGAATATGCTGAAGCAAGCAAGATTGATTTTGTTAGACACGCTAGGGAATTGGCTAGATTAAGGGACACTGCTGTCACAAATGGGCAATTGGGACCTGCTGTCAATGCTGAATTTCGTCGCGGTCAGTTAGCTGGGTTTTATGTGGACAGGAAAGAGGTTGTTACAGCTTCATTGGATAATATGACCAGACCAGAACTCGAAGCGAAACTCAAGGAAATCCGCGATCATAACATCATCAACGGCGAAGCGATTGGTGTTGAGGTTAAAGAGATTGAACATAATGCTGACCATTTTCAATCCAAATTAAAAGATAAACAAGTAGAAACCAAAAAATAATAAGTTTAATAATATATCTCATCTAATCCTCACACTATAACTTGTATTGTCTAGTCTTGTTGCCGAGCTTCGGCATTGAGGACTACAATATCTCTCGAACCTGCCCATTTTCGCCAATTTGCCACACATATTGCATTTTCGTTCCACTAGAATTTCTTCTTTTGGCTTGGGCTTTGATAGATTGTAGTAATCTGGTATTTTAAAACTCATGCTTTTTCATCAATTCTTTTAGTTTGTCTTCCCACATAACCTTATATACCAAATCATCTTCAATGCTATGAATCATTTTCCAAAGATTAGATACGCGTTGCCAGAATAGTTCTTCAGTCATAATTTCCTTTCTAAAAAAAGAGGGACTTACAGATATGACTACCATGCCCTTCGATATTTCTATCTAGCATTAATGCTTAATTCTCATATAATCCCATTAAAATATAAGTCAAGAAAAAAAATAACTTGACTTTTATTTTATCTCAACTATATAGGATAATGAACTAGGGTAATCTGAAAAGTCCTATATCGCAGTAGGTGTAGTTGTAATGAATAGCGCTATTCCCCTAGTTCACTAGAAAGGATTGAAGATGAAAACATTTGAATTTTTAATTAGTGAAAGTTTTGCAACATCTTTTGATATTGAGGCAAATACAAAAGAAGAAGCAGAAGAAATATTTAGACGAAAAGGTTACGACGAAAAAGATATCAGACGAGAATGTACTGATTGGCAAATAGAAACAATTGAGGAAATAGAATGACTGAAGAAGTATATTATTACAGCAAAAGCAAAAACGAAGAAATGCCTGTATCGGAAATGTCCGATTTGTATGTTCGTCGCGCCTTTAAGAAAATGATCTTAAAAGAGAAAAAGAGATTTGACGAAAAGGAAAAAATAAAAGTGTTCATAAGGAACGCGATTAGTAACTTGGAAAGAGCATTGGAGGAAAAATGAGTAAAAATGAAATAATTCATAAAATTTATAACGAGGAAGGACTTTTAGTTGCTAATGATATGGACACTATTTTAGAACTGCTTGATCTGGCGGGTTATCATGTTGATATATCCGAAGAAGAAGCAAAAAAATTAAGAATTGAAAGTGGAGTTAGTGATGAATAGAAAAATGACAGGTAGACATAAAATATGGACGGAAGATAAATTAAATCAAGTGAAATTTTTAATGAACTACAACAGCATGAGCGAAATTGGAAAATTATTTGATACGACGAAAAATGCTGTGCTTGGCGCGTTGTACCGCGACAAGGTAAAAAACGGATATGTGCCACCGCCAGATTCCAAGTATACAGGAAGAAAGAATCTATATAGCGAAAGAAAAAGAAATTTTACTTGACTTTTAGTTTATCCCATGTTATTGGGATAATACGGCTTGGGTAGTGCCAGAGGATTGTGTTTGATGAGTATTATAATTGAAAAAGATACCAACCTCTATTACACAAAGTAATCAAGAGTTCCTAAACTACTCACTAGAAAGGATAATATGAGTTTAAAACTAATCAATCAATCGAGCAATAGAAAGACAGGCGCGATTGCGACGACATACAGGGCGGGAAGTTCCATGTATGGCAGTTGTCCCGCGACTTGCTCGTTAAATCCCGACGGCGACAATTCCGCAACAGAAATAGATCAAGACTATTTGTCAGCGTTGCGAAAAGCTGTCCCGAAAAAAGGTCAAGCGTGGACTTATTCACATTTTGATTATGCTACAATTCCGCAAAATGAAGAAAATCATACAACAATAAATTATAGTGCTGATACTGTAATCCAAGCATTAAACAGTTTTAATAGTGGGCGTGAAACGACTTACACCGCGCCGTCTACAATGACGGATAAAGTTGATAACATACAGGGTGTTAGATTTGTAAGATGTCCCGCCGAAGAAAATAAAAAAATTACTTGTCAGAATTGCGGTAGCGGTAAGCCATTATGCGCTAGGCAAAAAAGGGACTATATAATAAAGTTTACCGCGCATGGTAGCCAAAAGAAAAAAGTTGGAAAAGAAGAAAAGGGCGGTTGTTATGCGGGGACGGGTTATACTGTTTTTGCTTGGAAAGCGACAGCCAAACAAAAACAGGAAATAACCGACGCGGTAAAATTAAGTGAGTGGGTTAAAACACTTCCTTATGGTAGCATGATAAGACATCATGTCGCTGGGGATATAGGACTTGACAAATAATTTATCCTATGCTATTGGGATAATATAATTTTAAGAAAGGAAAAATTATGACTGATGATATAAGACTAAATCAAGCCAAGCGAAAAGCAATTAAAGACGCTTGGAAAGATACGATATGGAAAAGAACACCGACAGAATATGATAGTAAGCTATCTGACGCGGTGGCAAATTTCAAACAGCATGAAAAAGATGTTTGGAGTGATGTTGTAAAACCAACAGTTGAAAAGAATTTTCCGCCCGAAGATATGAAAGTATTACAACGATATTCTCGCGGTAATGATTATAATTCTTTTTCCGAATATGATTCTTGCTTCTATTTCAAACCAAGTTTTTCTGATGATAAGGAAAAGCAATTTAGGTTTGCTTATAACAAGGAGGATATGACCGCTTTACACCACGACGAATTGTTGAATTTAGGTGTTAATCCAAATATTGAAATTGAGCAAGAGGGAAAAGATAATAATCCTCATTATCACACCGCAAGTAATGAACTTGAGGAAACGATAAAAGGATTTAATAATCCGCGCTATACGACAAATGGCGGATATAATAATGCTTATAATCATAGTATTGATGAATCCGACGTTGGCAGAATGGACGGTTTTGCTCTTTTAGTACCCGCAACAGGTGGTTGTCATTCTCGTACTATGATGTGTGATAATGAATTTGATTGGAAAAAATTAAATGATTATGACATATCAAGACGCGAAATGATTTTTGCACAGCGCAATTTGGCAAAACATAAAATGACGCTTGTCAATGATATGAATATGGTTGTTGACCAAGCCAAATTTTTAAGCGAAGTTAAACCATATTGGGTTGATATTGCGGATTGCGTAAATTTTGACGATCAGAATATCGGTACTGCTGTTTCAATCGTATCGGAAGAAACAAAACAAAGATTGCTCGATAGTGCCAAAATTAGACAAGCGCAACGTGATATTCTCGCGGTCATAACACCAAAAGAAAAATCGCTTGACAAATAGTTTATCCTATGTAAATAGGATAATTGGGTTGTAGTTGTGTGCTAGTTAAAGCGGGATAGAACTTGAAACAACACCCGCTTACAACCCATAAAAGAAAGGATTAAAAATGGGTATTGATGTTTATTTAAAATGGGATAACCAAACTGAAAAAGAAAAAAAAGACCAATGTACTGGATTTTCTATTACAAGTGGCGACGTGGGATATTTACGCGAGGCATATCATGGTTCGCCTTATGCAACACAAATTCTAGTACCAGAAGCTTTTGAAAAATCTGATGTTGAAATTTCCTTCAAAGAAATGGAAGAAAGATTGCCTCAAGTTTTGCAAGTCGTTGAAGAAAGAGCAAAGAAAATTTATAATGCTGACGACGAGGAAATAGAAGAAAGTAAACAATCTTTTTCTGATTTTGTCGCGTTGGCAAGAGATAAAGAAAGAGAAAAGGGAAAGCCATGTCGAGTAATCGCAAGTTATTAAAAGAAAAAAACGATATTCACAAAGAGATTGAATCAATTCTTGATGATATCAGCGTGAGAAAACAGCTACATGATAAGCTGAATTCTGTATTTGGTGGCGGTGGTGCAATCGACCAATTAAAACAACAAAGAGAAGAATATTGGCGACGAAAGAAATTGAAATCTAATTAATGACAGCAAAAATTGAATCAAATTTTGGGCGTGAGATAATGAAAAATATCGACGCCCACTGGACGAGAATTGAAAATCGGCATGGTGGCGGAGTACCAGATTTGAACGGAATACGCGACGGTGTGGAAGTTTGGCTTGAATTAAAATGTATTAAGCAAAATTCAATAAATATCTCACCGCTACAAATCTCATGGAATTATAAGCATTTCCAAGAAAATGGGAAAAACTATTTCCTTGTAAAGCACATTGAACAAAGAATCATCAAACTGTACGACGGCGACAAAGGGAAAGAGTTAAAATGCGACGGTTTCCGTGTTCCGTGTATCGTGGAACTGCGACCGCCATATAATTGGAAAGGATTAAGCGACAAGTTATTTGTTTTAACATCTTCGGAGATATTAAGTAAGCTTTCTTGACCGCGATCAAATAACCTTTAGGCATGGTTTCCTCGCGTCGAGATTATTAGGGCGAGTTAGTTTATCCCTTTCTTACTCGCCCTTTTTTCACGCCCAGATTTCCCTGCGACAATATGTCCAATTGACACGAACCTCGAAACGAGGTAAATATTTCCCTCCCATTAAGGGCGGGGGTGGAGGTGGAAATAATTTAATTTTTCGCTTGACATTTTGTCCGCGTTCCTATAATATTGGGACAATAAGAAAGGAAACAGAATGAAAGTATATGAAGCGGATTGCATTGAACACGGCGAGAGATTTGTTACATTGTTCAAAACAAAAGAAACCGATAAAAAGAAACTTTATGAAATTGGAATAGACATGGCTTCTACTTGGGGTGGTGAATGTATCGCGGTCAAAGAAACCAAAGAGTATGATAATATTGATGATGTCTATGATATGTCTAATTTTCACGTAAAATAAAACTTGACAAATGATTCGTGTTCCTATATACTTGGGACATTAAACAAGGTGCTGAATATCGGTAGTCAGTAGTCTTCTTGACTTACGCCATGGCGTATAAATGTTATTTCATCAAACGGCCTTGTTTGATACAAAAGAAAGGAACGGTTATGATAATACATTACACTTACCCAACTCAAAAATCGAAATGGCATTATGTCATTCGTAAATATGTTTGGGGTAATAATTTCGACGTGGCAAAAGAAGATTTGGATATTGATATAATCATAGACAATATGGGAACAAGGAAAGGTTGGCAATTTGATGGTCGGCTTTTCGAGAACCTATATTCTATAAGAGAGAGTTTAATATGCCAGATTTAAGAATCAAAGCAAATATCGAGAATGGCGATTTGCCCGAGCAAATGGAATTATTTGACGGTCATAGTGTTGAGAAATTGCACAAGGTCATTGATAGAAAAATAAAGATACTCGAAGATTCAAACAAGTTGCAAGAATCTTGCAAGAATAATTTGGTTGATATTTTCAATCCTCTCAAAATGAAAGAGGCATTGGATAAAGCTAACGGTCGTACAAATAAGGATAAAGACAAACAATAAACTGACCGTGGAGAAATGCTGTTAAGAAAAAGCTTGACAGCATTTTCTTTTTCCTATATAAGTGGGATAAATAGAAAGGATAAAAATGATAAAACATACGATTAAATTTACTAAATCTGACGGTCAGACAATTGAAAGAGAATTCGATCCTACCAAGGATAAGCAAAAAGAATTTATTGCCAAAACTACTGGCAACTTGTGCCGTGTTTATTGGGACACGAAAAAAGAAGGTTACAGAACAGCTACAAACGATTGGATTGTCTCTACCTCCTAAACTCCGACCGTGGAAAAAAGCCCCTACCCCAAGGGGCTTTTTTTATTTGTATCACCGTTAAAATAATACTTGACTTTATCCTTTAAAAATGGGATAAGATATCAGCGATGGCAGAAATGAGAAATATGTCTAAAAAAATCGAAAACTTTGAATGGACTTCATTGATTGATTTAACTGGTAAAGGTTTAAGTCAGTACAACGCTGTTAATCAAAATCTCAACTGCTCACAATTAATGCGAAATGCTGAATTAGATTTCACTGTGTCTTTAAAGCCAGTCGAATTTACTTCTGCTAGCGGTCAAAAAATCGTTGATAAAAAACTTAAATCATTAGTTAAAAAAACTTATGATAAAGAAGAAGTTTTAGTGTCTGGTTTAACTGACCAATACCATCCTATGCAAAATGAAAGTTTAGCTAGGTTAGGTGATCATTTCGCAGAAAAAGCTAACTTATCTTTTGAACATTGCTTTAGTTATGACAATAACAAAGCAATAACTTTTCTTGCCAATACAGGCGGAAGTTTTAACATTGGTGATGATCAAGTAAACAACTATCTAATGTTTAATAACTTTCATACTGGAAGAGATAAAAGTAAAATCAATACTACTAATATTAGTATCTGGTGTTCAAATACTTTTATGCAAGCGTTAAGAGATAAAGAACAATTTATGATTTCTATCACTCATAGAATAGAATTTAATTCTGATCTTGAGCAATTAGTGAAATCTAAAATTGATCAAGCTTTACAATCCAACGAACAATACAAAGAGCAAGCTATATCGCTTAATGGTAAACAAATTACTGAAAGTGATATGCTTAAATACTTTGTATTGGTTTATAATCCTCAACTATTAAATGAGTTCGAGAAAGCTGGCTTAACTCATAAAGCTTTTAACGAGGTTAATGGTTCTGGAATGACACAAATTAAAAGATGCTATGGTGTTTATAATGATATGTTTGAGAGCAATGGTAAAACATATAAATTACAAAACACTGGCAATCATGTAAGAGAAGACACTTACTGGAAAGCTTTTAACTGTGTTACATATAACGAGGATCATCTTCGTGGTGGTTCTGATAATGGAGATAGTAGACTTAAAAATACTTTCACCATGAATGGTGCAGATAATATCAAAACACGTGCCATGACTACTGCTCTAGAATTAGTCTAGATAATCTAACCCTGTAACTTTAGCCGTCGCTAGTTGCAGGGTTTTTTATGTCTATTCCTATGCATACTCTATACACAATGTCAATGCGACAAATTGTCGCAGGCTCCGCCTGCGGCGGAACTCTGCCCTTTTCTAGGGTGCGACAAAATGTCGCAGGCTCCGCCTGCGGCGGAGCTCGGTCTAGATGTAGTGGCCATCCCCCGCGCCCCCCTAAATGTGGTACACGGACTTTTATTTTTTGTAAACCGGCCCTGTTTCTGACAAACGCTACTGGTTGAAACCCTATGACCCTAAATATAGGGCTTGGGACTCCTAGTCCTTGATTATCCCAAAAAAATAATATATAAAAATTTTGCGATGATTAATCAAAGCGAGGCCGAGCTCCAGGAACAGTTACTCCTTGAGCATATAAAAAAGCTCGAAAATGCGGAAAAAGACTTTATCCCATTTGTGAAACATGTCTGGCCTGATTTCATATCAGGATATCATCACAAAAAAATTGCTGAGAAGTTTAAGGCAATACGGGATAAGAAACTTAAGCGTCTGATT